CGCGTTTGCCGGGCGGATAGCCAGACACCAGCCGCCAAACTTGGGCGGCCGCGCGTTCCGTCTGGGCGAGTCGCCCGCTCACCTATTCTACCCCTTGCGGGTAGGTATGTGAAGTGTAACTTCGCCGAATTTGTGCCATCGCCATCATGCCTCTTTTCCCTGTTTCTTCGGCCATTGCTGCTGCGGCGTGTCGCCGCCCTCGACTTCCGGAATCAGCGCCATAATATTCATCGGCAGCGGGTTGTCCTGCTGCAGCGCCACCTGGCCCGGGGTCTGGAAACCGCCAAACACGGCCACTCGCGTGTCCCCGGTCCATAATGGCTGACATAGCGCATTATACGCTGATTTGGCCTTGTTGGGAATCCCTGCCAGACCGTTCCACACAGGGGCGATGACCGGTGGCGACAAGGTCGAGCCGTCGACCTGGTTGGTTCCGACCTTGACCCCGGCGGAGGCTTCGAGCCGCACCGTGACGTCGGCGATCTTCTTGCGCGCGCCCTGGAGCGTCGGGGAACCGGCCTCCAGATAGACGCCCTGGACCTGGCTTTGGAAACCAAGGCCAAGCGTGACGGCACTTGCCGGATTGGGCAGGGTGACCTGGCCGAAGCCGTTGACCAGTAAGGGCCCGACCACGTTGCCGTCGGCGAGGCCGATCACCTCGAGGCCGGCCAGATAACGCAGCCCCGAGATGGTGGTGACCGGGGCCGACATGGTCCATGAGCCGGACGGCGCACTCAGGGGCGTCGAAGAGCCGGGAATCACCGAGGTGATCGGGACCAGCATGTTGGCCGTGACGTGTTCGGGATCGATATAGCCCGTGATCAGGGCTATGCCGCCGCCCATCCGGATGAAGCTGCCGACATTGGCCAGCGAGAACACCGCGGCAGAGGCCGTGAACTTCATGCTGTTGTCGAGGATAGGCGCCGCGCTGGCGCCGGATCCGGCGTTGCTGGGGTCGATGAATTCGAGCGCCGGGTAGGTATAGCCCGCGCCTTGCGGCCCGAATGCCACATTGGTGATGACGCCGCCGGCGCCGATGGTCAGGACGGGTGCGGCGCCGGCGCCAGGTCCCAGGCCGTTATCGTCGATCGCCCTGGCGAATGTCGCCGCCGAATAGTTCTGGCCGCCGACCAGACTGGTGACCCCGGTCAGGCTGCCGAAACCCGTGGCGGAAGATGCCGTCAGCGTGGCCCCGGGCGTCGGCTGCGCCAGCGCCAGCCCGCAATCGACCGCCCAGACGTTCTCGGTCGCCGGCCAGATCCGGTTGTCCATCCGCTCGATGAAATAGGTGTTCTGGGCGTTGTCGCTGGAATAGGTCGGCGGGAATCGCTGGGTCGCGACATAGAGCGCGTCGACCGGCGGTTCGATCACTTCGCAGTTGCTCTGGAATAATCCCTGGGTGTCGTGGCGGGCCCAGCCTTTGACTTCCTCGGATTTGAGATAGGTGAACGACAGCATGATGCCGTCATCGCGGCAGGTCCACATCAGTTTGGTCGGGTTGCGGCACCAGGCATGGCTGACGAAATTGTAGCCGGTAAAAAGATGGGTCGAGATCTCCGTGAGGTCGATCGGCTCTGACAGCGCATAGAGCTGATAGGGCTGGTCATAATAATATTGCGAATTGCTGTCCGCGAACAGCACGTCGTAATTGACCTTAATGGGTTTGAGGATCGGCGAGCAGCCGATCGCAGGTTGAGGGTTGGCATCCTGGCTGTCCGGCGCAAACACCCCCACATTGGTCGCAAAACTGCCCTGGCCGACCAAAAGCCAGGTCTGCAGCCCCGTGAACACCATCAACCCGCCGGGGGTCTGGATCATCCACTGGATGCCGTTGACCTGGACGCTCCAGGGCGATCCGGTGATGGCGTCGGTATCGATCGGGGGCACGCGGGTGTCGAAATTCAGATAGGACCCGGGCTGCGACATGAAATAGGTGTCGGGATTATTCAGCGTAAACGCGTAAGCCCGGCGTTCCTGGAAATAGGCCACCGTGCCCGGATAAGTGCCGCTTTCAGGCCCCACCACGAGCGTGCCGGTCGCGCCGGTGCCATCGCCCGTGATCGTCACCTCATCGCCGTCCTGATAGAGACTGCCACCGTCCTGCGGGATGAACGCGACCACAAAGCCGTTGAGGACCACGCCTTCGAATACTGCGCCGCTGCCGTTGACGCTCGTGATCACGACATTGGCGTTAGTGTAGCTGTGGCCTTGAGTCGCGATCGTAATTCCGATCGCCTGGCCGCGGGCGAACGGATTCTGATGGGTCGGGGGCACCTGGGTAAAATCAGGCACCACATTGTTGTCGATGAACTGGTTGCCGTAGGCCTGTCCGGCAAACCCGAACAGCGAGCCGCTGGGAGGCGCCGGCGCACTGGATGTGATTGCGCTGATCCCGGGAAACGCCTTGTAAATATTATATTCATTGACGCCGGCGACGGCATCCCAACTCAGTGTGATGGTTCCGGCGGTCGCCGAGATATCGACGACGTCGCCGATACCGGCCACGTTGGAGGCAACGCTCTCGCTGCCATCCGTGGCATTAACGGAGGTGACCTGGTATTGGTAGGTTGCCAAGCTTGTCGGCGCGGCAGGCTGGGCCGTCGATGTCAGGCTAAGCCCAGCAGGAGGAGAAACCGTCGGGGCCGGCACTGCGGGCGTAAACACCCATTCCGTATCGGATAGCCTCGAGAGGTCCTGCGGCGGGTATTCGGTTCCGGTGATTTGGTTGACCGCGCAGATCGACATCACGTCGGCGCTCTGGACATCCTTCAGCCAGAGTTCGTCGTTTTCGCTGTAGATCGTCGGCAGCGTATAGATCCGCGCGGCCAGGCCCCCGCCAGTATAGATACCCCAGGCCGTACCGTCGATCGGATTGCCATAGACGTCGAAAAGCTGTGCCGAATTGGTGGTGACATTCGCCAAAACTGCGGTGACGCCATTGGCCTGCGTCGCGCCCGCGGCGCCCGCGGGGCCGAACAGTTCGTTGCCGAACTGATCGTCAAGCGGATTGCCATCGACGTCGAAAAGCTGCGTCGCGACCGTCGCGCCCTCGATGCCGGACAGTTCGACCCAATCGCCATTATTGAAGGGTGCGATCGCGACAGGCGTCGTGGTCACGGTAAAGGCTGCCCCGGCGCCGGTGCCGCTGGTCGATGCCTGGCCGACCGGATTGGCGGGATAGGTCGCATAGGCGCCCGGCGTAGCCACAGTGACCACATTGGGACCAAACAATCCGAAGCCGAAGGTAGCGCCGATGCCGCTTCCCGAGGTCGATGCCTGGGTCAGGTTTCCGCCCGGTGCATTGGTCGTGAACACGCCGGGATTGCTCAAGGTGACCGAACCCAGTCCCATTTTCAGGGACATCACCGCACCGACCACGCCGCTTCCGGTCAACGGTTCGTTACTCAAATTGGCTGGATTGATACTATAATCGCCCGCCACGACAATGGCATTGACCACCATGATCTCGCCGATGGCACCGAGCAGCACCGATACCTGAAATTTCGTGCCGGTGCCGGTCGTTCCCGACAAGATCACGGTCTGCAGCGGAGGACCGCCTGACCCGGCATTCAGCAAATCGACCGCGACCACCAGCGTCGAATTGACTGTCACCACGGGGAGTACGGACTGCACGCCGCCGGCCAGGTCGATGGTATCGCCAGGCGCATAGCCCGATCCGAACGCGGCGCCGGTGCCGGAACTCGACACGCCCACGGCCACCAGTTCGGTGTTGGTGACGGAAAGAACTGTGGGTGTGATAGCCACACCACCCGCCAGAGTGATCTGGTCGCCAGGGTCGTAGCTTTGCGATACGCCATTGGATATCGGTACCGCCGAAGCTGCCGCAAATCCCGATCCGCTAAAGCCGATCACCGCTGGATTGGTCCGGCTCACTCCGGTGAGAGCGGCCTGCACGTCGGAGACGAACGCGCCGTCGATCACGACGCGCATATAGAAATTGCCGAATTCGAGTGCGATGCCCTGGTCGACGTTGAACTGGAACGGCAACAGCCGCGGCGGCACGTTGCGGCCAGTTTGTTTGCTGAAGCCGACGCAGGCGGTGCCGGCCCTCGATCTTGAACCGCCCTGGAAATGCGGCCAGGAATTGCGCATGGTGGAAGCGGCCGACTGCATCCGCGCCAGATCGGTCCGGCCGAACATCGAGGGTGCGACCTCGCCGGCGACCAGAGCGGTTTTGATGACGGGGACGGACATTACAGCATCGCGCCTCTAAGAGCCTCGCGCTTGGCCTCACGGATCGTGTGCACGGATTCCGGCGCCCACCCGTCGTAGAGATAGCATCCGTCCGCGTGGGTCACTTGGATGTAGAAGCGCCCGTCCTTTTCGCGCTCAATAGCGATCTCGGCACCTTTGTGGGTGCCGAGAAAATGATGCCGCGATTTGCTACGGATTCTCACACTCAGTCGTAAACGTTAAGCGAGCCGGAACAATGATCAAGCGCACGGTCCAAAGCCGATATCGCGTCGGCCAGAGTGGTTATCACCGGTGTGGGAGCGCTGGGTTTGGCGTCCGCTGTCGATTCAAAATAGCCAAGGGATCGCGCGTGCCTAATAATCCGATGTGTGACGGTTTCGACACGATCGATCATCCGCTTTAGAACTTCGACATCGTTGTCAATACGCGACACCGTGTGAGCGGCATCTTCAATTGCACGCATCAGCTTTTTCCTCATTAAAAAATACCGGAATCCGTCCGGCGCGGATTTCTATCGCGCACACCGGTGCGGCACGATCATCGGAATGCCGCTTTCGGTTTCGGCGATGACACGGTCTTTCATCCTGCGCATTTTGACGACGGCGCCGAGATCCGGCGGTATCATCGCCAGGAACGTCGCATCGATCACGATCGGGGTGAATTCGGCGGAGAGTTTCTCGACCATGTCCATCTGCCATTCGATCGGAGCGAAAAAAGGTCCCCAGAATTCCCGGATGAACTGCTCGACGTCATTATCGCCGAACCAGCCCATCAATAGGCGCTCCCATCCGCAAAGCCGCAAGTATCCCATCCGTAACCCAATACGCCGAGGCCGCCGACGTCCGAGCCAAAACCACCCCAGCCGCCATTGCCGCGCCAGCCGCCGGAATTGCGCGCCGCCATCCAGTCGACCGGGATATCGTTGGTGTACCAGCCTTCGTTGCCGTCGACGAGACGGGCCGCGGTGAGTTTGTCCTTGACGCCCTTGATCAGCTGCGGCCGCACTTCGAGGGCGAGCTTCTTGTCCTTATGCAGGGCGAGACAGGCCTGCGAGGCCAGGTACATCACCAGCGCTTCGCGGAAGAGTGAATCCCACACGCTCGGATACAGCATCAAGGCCGTATAGACGCACAGCGCCTGCTTGACATTGGTCAGAATGACGGTGCGGCCCTGCGGCGAGACGCCCTGCACGGCGTTGAAATCCGATCCGGCCGGCGGCGGATAATTCGGATCGGTGGCCTCGAGAAACCGCGCCGGCCGCAAACGCTGGCCGGCCTGGGGCTGCGGATTCTCGCCGGTATAAAGCGGGGTCTGCGGGATCTGGATGTTGTTTTGTGGCACCGGCGGGGTCAGACCGGGACCGTTCCACGGCACGAACCTCACCTTCATGCAGTCGGTCGGATAGGAATATTCATAGAGGAAGCCGGACATCACGACTTGTTTGCCGACGTTCGGGGTCTGCCCGGAGGCATCGGCCAATAGCGACAGCGGCGCGGTCTTGCGGGCGAAATTCCAGTTCGCTCCGCGCAGCAATTGCCGCAGGCACTGGCCATAGGCGCGCAACAGCACCTGGGCCGGGCGGGTGCCTTCCTCGAGGTCGCCGATCGTGAATTCGATGCCGGCAGCGTCGAGGGCCTGGTTGGCGATGTCTTGCGGGAGATTCACCCTCTCTCCCTTTCCGCCACCTGCTGGCTGATCTGCTCGTCGCTGGCGATCAATCGTGCGGCTTCCATGCCCACGAGCTCAGGCGCAAGCCGGCGTCCGAGGCTTGCCGAAAGCGCTTCCACGAAATCAGCTTCCCATGAAGTCGGGTCGGTGACCTGGCCGGTATAGGTCAGGACCGCGTTGACGACATTGCATAGAATGACCTGCTGCGCCGGATTGAGCGCGTTGTCGTTGGCTTCGGTGAACACGATCGGCTGCGGGTCCATGTTGGGCAGAAATAACGGCACCGCCTTGATAGACCTGATCTTGAGGCAATCGCCGGGCCGGGCATATTCATAGAGCCAGGGCAGCGGCGGATAGGCCGGCGTCCAGAGCGTCGGCGGGATGTAGCCGCCTTTCGGGGCCTGCTTTAACAGCGTCATGTCGAGATTGCGCTCGGCAAAACCCCAGTCGTTCTGGCGCAATAATTCGTCGCGGGTCTGGGCGTAGATATCGAGCGCGCGCTTGGCGGCCAAAGATCCATCATAGAGATTGCCGACGCGGCCCTTGTAGCCGATCCGGCGAAGCGTGACGTTGAGGACGTCGGCGGGGGAGGTGACGGAGGATGGCATCTAGCCGACCCTCGCGAGCCAATCGTCGGCGTTGGGCTCGAGATAGCGATGTTCCGAAGTCTCCTTGCGCGATCGCAGCGGGATTTCGGATTCGGGCACATCGAGGCCGTGCACGGCGATCTCGACCGCGCGGCCGCACGCGGTGAGTTTGATGTCATCGAGATCGACCTGGAGGCCGCCGAAAATCAGTCCCCGCAGTGCTTCCCTGCTGATCAGCACCGTGCCTTTTGCCATCAATCCGGCCTCATCTCGCCAACCTTCTCGAACTGCACTCCCGATTCCAGCATGGCGGCGGCGGTATCGGGCTTGCCTTCCAGGGCCATCGCCAGTTCCGAGGCCAATAGCCTGACCACGGCCTCGCGAAACAGTGGATCCCAAACGGCTTCCGTCGGAGCGTTGTTATACACCGCCAGGGGTGATTCGATGTTGGTTTGAATCACCTTGGTCTGGACGTTCTCCACCACCGTGTTGCACACGTTCCAGTTGACGGGAAGGGGATTGTTGGGGTCGGTGATCGCCGGCGGCACCAATTGCCAGACTTCGACCATGCCGGGATAAAGGTATTCATAGAGATAATTGATCGGCGGGTCGTTGCCGGACGGCGTCAGCGCCACGGTATTGCGGGCGAAATCCCAGCCGAACTGGCGGCCCACGGTCTGGACGCAGGGCACGTAAAGCTTGGCCAGCGCCACACCGGCCGGGGAATTGTCGAAATTCGGCGCATTGCCGGTGACCGGGGTCTGGTTGTCCCCGATCAGCTGGATCGCCTGGTTGGCGACGTCATTTGACGATACCGGCATGATTCGCTAGTTTCCCCACATCGTTACACACACTTTCAGGAGGCACCCATGTCCGAAACGAAAACCCACCCGACGCACCCGACCGTCGCATTTCCGACCGCCACATTCCGGACCGACAACAAGACGGTCTATCTACCACCGGCCCTGATCTCGCAGTCCGACGTCCTCGAGATTGTCGCTGACTTGGCCAGGATCCCGGATGCCCAAATGCCAGCCGGCGTCAATCCGTTTTCGCCATCGCGTTAAGGTTTGGCGGCCGCCGGATCGGGCGCAGGCGCATCACACTTCAGCTTGGCTTCCATCTCCTTGATCCTGGCATTGGCCTTGGCGAGTTCGTCATGGGCGACGTCGAGTTGTGCCTTATTGATTACAGCCTCATCCAGCGCCTTGTTGCGCTGGGCCGACAGCGCGTCGAGCGCGTGCTGCAGGAAGGCTGCGTCCGGCATCGGCTGGGCGCCGGCAGAGGTGTTCATAACGATCAAGAGCAATAAAATCGGGAGCCGCATCTGCCCTCAATTACCGTTGCTGAAGGTGTACGACGTCGGCGCGACAATCCCTACCACCTGCTGGTTGAACGAATTCCCCGCACAAGGCCCAAGCGGCGATCCCGATGGAGCGCAATAGGATAACGTTACATTGCCCGACGAAGGCAAATGATAGGAGAATGTTCCGTTATTGCCACAAACCGCCGGAATATCCACTACCGGCACATAGAGCGAGCAATTGAGGACGTTATTGCCGTTGATCGTGATCACTGCACCGCCGATAACAGTAGCCGTCGAACTGCCGGCCTCGATGTCGGACCAGAAGTTCGTCATCAACGCAACCGACACCGGGACCCAGGTTCCGATACTGATCGCACCGGTCGGAAATCCGCTCGGCGGACCGACCCCGGTGTTCACATAGGGCCAGGTCGTAAAGGAAACGGTATTGCCTTCGACATAATAGCTGGTCGATCCGCCCTGCGGTGCAGTCGGGGTCAGTGTAGCGCTGCCGACCAGCTTGATCGGGAAGGCGGGTGCATAGGAATCGTAGCCCGCCGGCAGCACAGGGCCGGTTAAATTTGCGGAATTGAGCGTCGTCGGGCCCGTCAGCGACGTCTCGCAGGAGATTCCCGCAGGGCCGGAAATCAAATACCACCATACGGTATTGGTCGCCACAAAAGCACCCGAGATATCGCGTCCACCGGCAACCGGACCGGCCGACGAAATATTGCAGCCCAGATTCGAAACCAGCTGGCCGCCGCCGATCGGCGGCCGTTTCGCAATGCTTTTGCCAGTAACGGGATTATAGAACACCACGTAGTCGGCGCTCAAATCCATTTGAGTCGTAGCGCTTCCACTGTCGTTGGCGGCGGTCAGGTTGGCAATGCGCCACCCGCCCTGGGCGGCGACCCCGGCGAGGTAACGCGATTGCGAGGAGGCTGGAGACCCGTCCAGCAGATCGCCGTGCGCTAGCGTCGAGCCCAGCAGGATGGCCAATAATGCAGGAAGTAGCCGTTTCATTTCGTAAATCCGTCAGAAGTCACTGCAGACCGCAAAGAGATTGACGACATCGCTTGACGTGATCGAGGTCGCGAATGTCGCCTGCAAGGTATCGCCCGAGATCAGCTGGATATAGGGATTACCGTAGGCATCGACCGGCAACCCTGGCCATACCGCCGAGGTCAACAGATTCTGCGGCGGATTGCCTGAAGTGAATCCCGCGCTCTCGACCGTGGTCAGGGCGGTGCCGCCATATTTGGTGGTGGAGTTGACCACCTGCAGCGTCACCAGATGGGTGGCGGAGGGGTCGTTGTTGTTTATCCATGCCGCATAGCAGCGAGATCCATTGGCGCCGGCCGTGTAAAGCGTGGCATAGGTACCAGCGCTCGACGACGAGGTAAATTGCAGGATGCCGCGGTTCGGGGTCTGCGGACTGACGAACGAGTTCGGCGTGGTCGCGGCACTGGCCACGGTGATATCGAATATCAGCAGCGCCAGCAGGACCCGAAAGGCCACATCGCATAGGAAACGTTTCATTTCAGATAGCTCCCGCATTGGCGGCGATGATGCCCTGGTGATAGGCCGCAGAAACGGTGATGGTGGTCGACGCCGCACTGACGGAAGCCCCGGCAACCCCCACAATATTCAGTACCCCCGACAGGGTGTTGAGCGAGGTCACGCCGGAGCCGACCGCAGTGGTGAGTTCGGCGGCATTGACCTTCTCGAAAGTGCCTGTGGTGTGGTTGTAGATCGGAATCCAATCCAGAGTGGTGTTGGGCGAAGAAATATCCACCAGACCCTGGACCGTGAAATCCTGCACATTGGCGGTGCCGTTGGTGGGATTGCCCTTGATGGTGGCGGCTCCCGCCTGGGCCAGATTGGCGTTGCTGACAAAATTCGCGCCGGAGAGCGTCGGCGCGCCGGTCCATGTGCCGCTCCAGGCGCCGCCGGCAAAGCTGCCGGAATTGATCGCCGGCGACGTCAGGGTCTTGTTGGTCAGCGTATCCGTGGTCGCTCGACCGACGATGGTGTCGGAACTCGCCTGGAAGGTATAGGTGAAACCGGAAGCCGTGGGGAAGGCGAGGGATTCTGCACCGCTGCCAGTGGTGGCGAGCGATGCGGCCAGGGTCAGGGTCGAGGCGCCGTTATTCGCGCCGGTGCCGCCATAGGCCGGCGCAATCACGCCCGCCTGCCAGACACCGGTGCCAAGCGTGCCGACCGCGGTCAGCGATGACGTGATGATGTTGCTGGCCAGGATGGTGCCGGTCAGCTGGGTGCCGGGAATCGAGATGGCCGCGTTGGTAACGGCGGTCACAAGTCCCTTGCCGTTGACGGTAATGGTCGGAACAAAACTGGCGGATCCAAAGGTGCCGGCGTTCATATTGACGGTTGCAAGCGTGGCCGCCGCCGATCCTGGGCCCAAGGCTGTGACGTCGCCGGTCAATTGCGTGATCGAGGAGGTTCCACAGGCCTGCTGGCCCACCACCGCGCCGCTGATGGTCAGGCAGTTGCCGTTTGAGCCGCCGACCACCGGCGTGGTGCCGATGATGAGTTCGCTCAAAGAGGCCGGAAACGGGTAATTGATCCCGTTGACATCGATCGTGAACGGCAATGGCGATGCGCCGCCGCCATAGCCGACGATGATGCTCGGGCCGCCCAATGAGGTGTTCGGTCCAAAGCAGAAATAATGGTAGCCGGTCGGATTGCTGGTCGGCGCATCATAGTCGCAGGCATTACTGCCGAAGGGGCCGGTTCCCTGGGCCACATAGGGCGGCGTGCCGGTGCCGCGGGCGACCAGCAGCAATTCGGCCAGGCCAAGGCCGGTGCCTCCGCCACTGGCCGGGCCCGAATCCTGCACCACGGTCTGGCTGCCCGGCGATTGATTGCCGACATACATCGGGGCATGGCCGTCGGTGGTGGGACCGCCCTGTAACAGCACGCCCTGCGCCGCCGCGAGGCCGGGCAATAGCGATAATACCAGCGTGAGCAGGATACGGCGCATGCGGATCAGGAGGTCTTGTCGACGATTTGGTGATCGGCATCAGCCAGCGGCTGATCCCGGGCAGCCTGCGCTTCCTTGTGGCTCCTGTAGTGGCCCAGCATCTCCTTGAGCAGGGCAATTTCTTCCTCGGAAAACGGCGGCGGCTTGTCGTGCTGGTTGAGAAAATGCGGCATGGTTCTATTTTCCCTCGTTCTCGGCGTCTTCACTCTCGATCGCCAGTTCCTCGATTTGCATTTCAATGCGGCAACATTGCTTGCCGTCGCGCTGTTCGGCCGAAACGCAGGTGATGCGGGCCATAAAATGGCCATGACAGATGCCGCCGTCGACGGCGTCGGAAGCATCGATGCCGAGTTTTTCGAGTTCCTTCTCGGTCAGGCAAATTCTCAAGCCGTACGGATAGTCAGGCTTGTCGGCCATCGGCATCGGCATGATGGCGTCGAGCTTATCCTCGTCATCGAGCTCCATCGACTGCATCACGATCATGGCGTGTTCCTATGCCGCCGCGGCGGGAGCTGCGGCCGGCGCAGCCGCTGCCGGCGGCTCGCCGCCTTCCGGCGCGGCCGCACCGCCTGCGCCAGCGGCCATCTCGGCCATGTGGGCGTCGACCATGGCCTTGATCTGGTCTTCGTGGCGTCCGTGCATCTGGTCGTGCTCGGTGCGGTGATTGCCGTGGAGATCACGGCGCTCGTTGCGGTGGGCCTTGTGCATGGCCTCGCGCTCGGATGCGTGGCGCTCGGCCATCGGCTTCATGCCGGATTCGGCCGGTTTTTCCTCCGGCTTGGGTTCGGGTTTCTTGTCGCCCTCCGGCTTTTTCTCGGGCTTCTTGCCATCGCCCTTTTTCGAGCCCGGATGATCGTAGAGCTCGGCTTTTTTCTTCGGTTTGTCTTCAGCCATGGCTAACCTCGTTGCGAGCGCGGATGGGTGTACATCTTGTCGGACGACGATTTCTTCTTGTGCATCCCCATCAAGGTTTCGGCGAGTCGGGCTTCCTTGCCAAGGGCTCCGGAGGCGCCGGCTTCTTTTTTTGCGTAGGCCGCAGTGGACATCCCGGCAGCCTCGGCCTTTTTCTTGAACACGCCCTTGCGGCTTGCCGGCACCGCTTTCTTGATCCATTTCTTTCCGGCCATCGGTCTGGTCCTGGTTGCAACATCGATCAGCGTCGGATGAGCCATCACAGCTTGCGGTGCTTGAAGACACCCTTGATGTGGTCGGCGTAGAACTGGCCTTTGGACTTGGCGGCCAGCATGTTGTGGAAAAATACCCGATGGACGTCGGAATGCACGTAAGTGGAGCCACCCTTGAAGGTGACATGGAGTTCGTTGGCGGAGGCGTCGTGGCCGATCGCTACGACGTTGGAGGACTCCACGGGGACCATTTTGAGTGTCGCGGTCATTTTGGTTTCGATCTCGGGTGGTCGTAGATGTCTTGTTTCGGCTTCTTCTTTTCCGGCAGTTTGCCGCCAGTGTCGGCGTCGGCGAACTCCTTCGCCGCTTTGCCCTCTTTGGTGTTGTTATCCTTGTTGGCGAAGGCCCAGCGGCGCTGGGCCTCGCTGACAGGGGGCATCAGAACCTGGCCGAGAACGCGAGCTTGCCGCCGCCGGTCGAGTTGCCGGCCTCGAGGAAGCCGGTGATGGTGGCCGCGGACGTCACGGTCGCGGTCATGTTGGCGGTATAAACGGTGGCGCCGAGCGTGGTGTTGATGACCAGAGCGGTGACCGCGGCCGCAGCACCCGCGGTATTGACCGTGGCCTGGATGGTGCCTGCGGTATACGCAAAGGTCGGGATCTTGAACATCGGCACCGGGAAGTTGATCAGGCAGTTCGCCGCCGTGGTCGAGGCCAACCCCTGGCAGACACCGTAGATCGAGGTCGCCGACGCGGTCTCGGTCTGGCGCCAGTAGAAGGCGAGCTGGAGGTTGGTCTCCAGCATCTGCGGACGGCGCAGGAAGGTCTTGGCGCGGGGATCGTTGACATTGAGCGCCGCGCCCGCGGTGCCGGCGACCGTGGTCAGGGCGTTGTTGGGCACCAGCTGCGCGCCGGTGAATTCGAAATAATCGCTCGACGGCGAAGCCCCGACCGGGGTCCAGCAGATCGCCACCGCCAGTTCGGTTGCGGTGGCGGGGATCGGCGCCACCACGCTGTAGCGATTCCAGCTGGCAGAGATCGGTACCAGAACGGTCGAGGTCGCAGCCCCCGCCCATGCGGTTCCCCCCAGTGCCGAATTGACGGTCTTGCCGAGGTTGACGGCGGAATCATTGGTGCCGGTCCCGGTCACGATCAGGACCGAGAGGTTCGAACCCGCCGCCGAGAAGCCGGCGCCCGCCAGCGCATGGAAATCGAACTCGGCGGTCTGGCCCTGGTAGCGCAGCACGTTGTCGTAGGGCACGATCTGCGCCACGCAGGACTGAATGATGCCGGAGCCCGAACGGGTCAGGCGCTCCGAGGCGCCGTAACCGGCCGGGATGTCGGCGGCGCCGGTTTCCTCGGCGCCGCCGAGCGTGGTCGAGGTTCCGGAGAATGCGAACCACTGGTCGGCCACGTAGGTGACCGTGGTGGTGATGGTCGAGACGGTCGCACCGTCCTGGTAGAGGTTGGAGGTGAAATCGCCACCGATCAGATCGTTGGTCGGGTTGTTGCCCGGCAGGCTGGCCGCGTAGTTGCCGAGCAAGGTTGCCGGCGCGTAATAATTCTGCGCCGAGGGCTGGCCCAGCGGAATGTCCTGGAACAGATCGGTCGGATTGATCTGCTGCACCTGGGGGATCGGGGCTACGGCCTGGGCCCGTAGATATCCCGGCGTGAACGCCTCGATGCCGAGGAAGCTGACAGCACCCGCCAGCAGGAGAATCTTGGAAAAGCGCATGGGAAGTCTCCTTTAGCCGAGGATGATGTAGTTGTAGACGGAAGTGTCGCCGCTGCCGCAGGTGACGGTAAATCCCGTGCCAGGCGTAACGGTCGCGGGCACCAAAGCAGCCGGCGAGCCAGCGGTCTTGAGACCGAACAGAACCACCGAATTGGCGGTCATAAACGTGTTGGCGACCGTGATGGTGCCGCTGGAGGTGCAGGTGAAGGTGCCGCCGCAGGCCGCGATTCCTGTGCTCTGCGGACCGCCATTGTAATTGAAGGAGCCACAGACCACGACGGGCGACGTCAGCTGCAGGCCGGTGGCGGGTATCGCGGGCGTGACGCCGGTCGCCGCAATTGATCCCAAGACGGAGGCCGCAACATAGAGGCCAACGAAGAATCCCGCTAGCGCACCTGTCATCCATTTCTTCATCGCCGTCTCCTTAGCCGTTATAGAGCGGACCGATCGCCAGCGCCTCGTTGGCGCCGCCGGTCTGCGAAATCCGGTAATTGATGTTGCCGCCCGACAAGGCCGTGCAGTTCAAGCGATAGAGCACGTTCTTTTCGGGTTCGCCGAAGGTGACAGAAACCGGCGTGCCCTGATTGAACTGCGCCAGCGTCCCGGTGCCGATATTACACAGCACGAAGGTCTTGCCGCCATCGAACGAGCGCTCGAGTTGGACATTGCCGGTATAGACCACGCCGGCGCCGGTAAAGACCGCGGCGGCATCGGCGCCGGAGACCGTGATGGCGTCGGCGCCGAGCGCGAACTGCAGCGGGATCGGCTGGTTATTGGCCGGTGCGCTCAACGGCGCATTCGACAGCGTGATGATACCGGGCGTGCCGGGGCTGCCGGCCGGACCATTGCTGGTGGCGGCGACATCGACCTGATTGATCGCCAGCACCGTGGTGTTCGCAGGCAGCGTCGCCGGCGGCGCGGTCGAGGGGATGGTGACGGTTGCGCCCAGCAGGGCTGCGACATTGGACCCCGGCGGCAGCGTGACCTGGCCGGTGACTGGATTGAGAATGCCTGGATAAGTCACCGGCGGCGGCGCCAGCGTGACGTTGGTGCCCGAAATCGCCCCGATCGTGGTGCCGGGCGGCACATTCTTGGAATTGATCGCGGTACCGATGGCGAGTTCGGCCGCCGAATTCACGGTCGCGGCCAGCGACAGCGCCGTGGTGGTCAAGGCGTCGACGAGGGACGCGTAGAGCAGCATGTTCATCGGACCCCGGAACGCGAACGGCGCCGACGGCCCGACCGCGGTGAACACACCGGACAGCACCGCTGAGGCCTGGTCGTTCAGCGGCGGCTGGCCGGAAGCATTGACACCGTTGCCGGGAGGAATGCCCATGGATCAGAACGTGCTCCGCTGCGGCTGGTTCTTGTCGGGAACGACGTTCTGGCGCGAGGCCGGATGGACGGAGCCGAGCACGCGCACATAGGCCGCACCGGGATCCTTCGGGTCGCTCTTGACGTCCAATTCGCCCGCGAACGGATCCGGCGGGATGCCTTCGGTAATCTCGCGGCGCTGGGCGCGGCCGTCGCCCTTGACCACGACGCCGCCGGGCGTCATCCACAGCGGGCGGTTGTCCTGGCCTTTGAGTTCTTCCTTGGAACCGACGGAAAGCTTGAATTCCCGGTAGATCTCGATGGCCACCTCGTTGATCGGGCGCATGGCCTCCGAGGGCATGCCGCGCCAGACGATCTCGGTTGGAATCGGGCGCTTGTCGGGACCGGGCATATAGGGATCGATCAGCCGCTCGGCGAGATAGACCTTGCCGACCAGGCGATATTCCGGCTTCTCGTCGCGTTCGCGGGCCAGGATAATGCGCTCGACCGCGCGCTTGTGGGCGGCGGCGCGCTGCGCCAGAATTTCCGGCGCGACGCGCTTGCGGCTGGTACCCTGATCCGAGATCTCGGCGATCGCCATCGCCATGCGGTCGAACAGCGCCGCGAACTGGCCCATGTCCGGCGGCGCGGCGCCTTCGGTCCTGGCGGCATTGGCCAACAATTCGGTCGTGACCTGTTGGGCCGCGGACCGCGCCGCTTCGGCGGCGGTATGCTTCAGGAGATGATCCAACTCTTTGCGGGTCAGGCTCACGGTTTCGGAAGCCTTGTCGGCCGAAACCTTGTCGCCCAAAGACTTGTCACCCAAAGACTTGTCGCCTTCTGCCATCTGGTAATTCCTCGGTTTGCGGCCTCGTCTGGCCATCGCGGTCACCCCGCGCGTTGTGTTGCCGTGGATCGTGCGGCGGGTCGACCCGCCGCAC